GTTTCGTCGTTGTAGATCTGCACTAAAGCGTCAGTGCGCGCAGATTCAGCTTGCGACTCAAGAGCTGACAAATACTCGCGGGCCTTATCCCGCAAGCCTTCAAATTGTTCGCGGCCGCCAGTTGCTGCAATTAGATCAGCGGTTTTGCGCGCCAAATTGTCGGCCTCATCAGCCGCGCGATTCATCGCGTCTTTGTAATCAAGCTCAACCGCCTGACGTGCATTGGCGCCGAAGCGTTGGGTCTGAATGCCCAAGTCGCGGGTTTTGCGCGTGAGGTCTTCGGCCAAGCTGGCCGCATCTTTCAGTGCGCGGTTGTAATCGTCCGCGGCTTTTTTGGCAGCCTGCTGGCTTGATCTTGCCTCGGAATCACCACCGCCAAGAATTGCGCTTAGATCAAATGCGCCGCCAGTTTTACGGGCTGCGTATTTGCTGGCATCTTGCGTGCGTTCGTTTTTGTACCCACCGCCCAGCATTTCGCTGAGATTGTTCCGATCTTTGACGGCTTGCGCGTAGGTGTCTGCAATGCCTTGAGTGGCAATCCTGCCCACCTCATCAAAATCACGGTTAACAGCTGCAATCGTGATTTTGACCAAATCGCCAATAACGCGGCTCAAAAATCGGATGGCCGCCACAGTTGCATAAACCGCCGCGCCAACGCCGCGCAAAATGCCCTCGACTAATTTGCCGAAGGCTTCCCAGTCCCCGCTAGAGCCCTCAAACAAATCTGCAAACGCATTGCCAATCATCTGGAATGTCGGCAAGAAATAGTCAAGGATCTGCAGCTGTATCTCTTTGAATTTGAAGCCAATAATGGCCATCGTGTCATTGAACAGCTGCGCTTTATTAACGAAATCTTCGCTGAGGTTGTATTTGAACTGATTCAGAGATTCAGATCCGCCGTTCAGCAATGGAATCAGCTGGGCGCCAGATCGGCCAAACAGGCGCATGGCGACAGCTGCCTTAGCTGCGCCATCAGGCAGATCAGCAAAGCGATCGGCAATCTCTCTAAACACCTCGTCGGTGTCGCGCAGCTGGCCATCTTGCTGCTGCAGCTGAATGCCAAGCGCCTTAAACGCCGTGGCGTATTGCTTGCTGCCTTCGGCTGCGGCCAGCATGTTTTTGCTGAGCTGCAGCAGGCCGACCGTCAGCTGCTCAGTGCTTACATCTGACAGCGCAGCAGCATTCTGAAAGCCAAATAGCTCATTAGCTGCAATGCCCGTCCTAATGCTTAGCTTGCCAATCGCATCAGCGGCATCTAGGCCGCTCTTTGCAAAGCCTGCAAGGGCGCCAACGCCCAAGGCAACGCCAAGGCCCTTAAGAGCCCCGCTAAGGCCGCCTACGGCCATCTGCAGGTTCTTGACCTTGCCTTGCACTCCCTGCATGGAGTTGCCAAGCCGGCGAATGTTGTTCTCGCCCTGAACGTCGGCCTTAATTCGCAGCAGCGCGTCAAGGTTCATCTCAGCTGCCCCGCTTATTCAGCACGCTCATGGCTGCGGCCTCCATCACCTGAAGATCCTCCAGCACAGCGCGCTGATTCTCTACTTCATACAGTCTAAGGAGCCACGCCACTGCCCCATAGTCGAGGCCAAGCAAGCCGGCCATTGATGTGCGCCATTGCGTTTGGCAACGCAAGAACATTTCAACCGCTGGCCAGTTTTCTTCCCACACTTCAAAATCAGCCTCAGGCTCTGCCTCAGGCAATGCAATGCCTAAGGCCGTGGCATCGGTTTGGCTGTCATCTTGAATGCCAGGACCAGCCCAATGCTCAGCGGCCTCGATCAGTTTTTTCTCTTGGCTCCCTGCAGGCTGCTGAAATAAGCCGTGATGATGGCAGTTGCAAGCATTGGCACGTCTAGCAACTGCTGCAAAGCAGCTTGACTAAACGGCACATCTTTGCCGCTGTCATCAGTAATGCCAGACCAACCCACCAAAACCTCAGTGGCTAAATCTGCATCAGTGGTTTCGCCAGCCTCAATCTGCTGACCCATCTCGCGGATGCGCGACTGGCTCAGGCGGCGAAATTCACCGTCAAAGCTCTGACGCTGATGCCGGCCACCATCGATCGGAAGATCAAAAGTGACCGGCCAGCTGTAGGTGTCGGACTGCTTTAGGACGAATGCCATGCAGGCGTTCTGGGGATTAAGTCAGCGCGATCGATACTTCATTGTTTCCTGCAGTGGTCGGGGTGGCCACATAAGGAAGGGTCAGCATCTGGATTCCGTCGGAGTCCGAATAGGTCGGGGAGCCGAGGTCGGTTTGCGCTGAGGTGAACGTGACAATGTTGCCAGCGGTCTGACCATGTTGGAAGGTCAGGTTTCCGGTGCTTGTGCCAGTTGCATCAGTGAAGAAGTTGTGGCTAGACAGCGCCACAGCCTCAACCGTTGCAGAACCGTTAGGCGCACGGTTGGTGATCAACACCTCTTTAGTGCCGCCAACCAGCTCGCGGTAGACCGTATCGCAGGCCATGTCAAAGCTGAACGACTGCAGCGCGCCAGAGAAACTGAAGATCTGGAAGCTGGTGGTATTGCCGTTCTTGAAGATGACCGGAGTCGCCTGGTTGCTGTAGGTCGGGGTCGGTGCAGCGCTGTCGTCGGGAGCGTTGAACACGCCAACCATCGAAAACTGAATTACGGGGATCTGGCCCACCTCGCCGGTGATGCTGAACGATCCGCGGCAGCCAGTGATCTTATGGCGCACGCCGTCAATGTTTGCGTAGATCGTGCAGCTGCTAAAGCTGCTGCTTACAGGCGCGTAGGTAACGCTGGTGTCTGCCACCACCGTGCCGCTCATGCCACAGCTCTTGATCACGGCATCCCAGGCCGGCGCAGTGCCTGCAGTGCCAGAACCGGCTAGCTCAACCTCAAACGAAACCTCGACTCGGGTATTGGCCAGGAGGTTTTCGTAGTTGCCCAAATAGGGCCGGATCAGGTCACGGCTAACAACGTCCGACTGAACCGGGGTGATCTCAAGATTGCGAACAAGGATCGCCTCGGTTCCCGCCGGAGTGCTGTCAGTCCCGTATGTGGATTCAATTTTCGCCAGGATTAGGCGTTTGCGGGTCAGCAGAGCCATCGCTCAGTTCCTCGGTCTGGGGGTTGAGGGATTGCGCCGGCTCTGTCCGCTCTAGGAGCTTTCGCTTGCCGGTTTTTGGATCCAGGAGGTATGTGCCGCCCTGGCCATGGTATTCGTCCACCATCGTAGCCATTACCCGGTAGTGAGATCAGTAAGTGAAGTGCGATAACGCACTAGGTAATCGCAGCTAATCACGCCTGCAGGTTGATCAGCTTCCAACAGCTCGAAATTGACACTTAAAGGTTGCAAGTCGATGGCGTTGCCGTTCAACGTCAGATCATCCATCAATTTGCCGTGCAGGCTTTCAATGATTGGATCAGCCACCTGATCCGGCACATCGCCGCGAACAATCACAGCAACGCGAACCGTCAAGCTCCAATCAAGGCGTGGAAGGCTGGTGTTTTGCTCGGCGGTGTCGCTGATTGGCTCAACAACAATCGCCGGCGATTCTCCGCGCGTTAGCGGTTCCACCCGGCTTCTATAGATCCGCGTGCCGACATTGCTGGTGTCAGTCAGGTTGGTGCGGATCCTGGCCAGGATCGTTTCGCGGCGTGTCGTCATGTCCGCTGCAGTCCAATCTCGACCATCTTGCCGTCATCAATCAGCCGCGTCTCGCGCACCGTATAGGTGTTGCCATCCACTGTGATGCTGTTGCCGCGCACCAAGGTGCCGAAATCAGCGGCACGCGCAGTCAATGTGTAATCAGTGGTTAGCACCATGTCACCGGCAAGCACTTGCGATGGCATGTCAAGAATCCCGTTGGCTGTTGTGTCGCCAGCGGTGCAGCTAACGCCAAAGTCAGCCAGAAAAATTGTGAGGTCTTCAGTTAGTGCCATTGGCCTTGACCTTGCGCGGCGCAGGCTTGGGCTTGGCAACCTCTTCAGGTGCCTCTACAGCGCGGCGAATGCGCAGCAGTTGGCGCGCCACATTTGAATCGAGGTCGTAGACCTGACCTTCCTCAAGGTGCTGCTGCTGGGCGCAGCAGGTGCGAACGATCAGAACACGCATAAGAAAAAAGGGGGCCGGTTGCCCGGCCCCGCCTCCTTTATCAGGTGGTGATGTCGAGGATTGCAGCGAAGCTCTCGGCGTGGCGCACGGCGACGTCATAGGAGACGAT